CTTGCCTTTCTTCTTTACTGCCATTAGGTTTAGCGGAGAAAATTCCTGACCACTATGGCAAAGAAGGCGACTAAGCGCAAGCGCATACTGGAGCCACGTATCGACCCCACCACTCAACAAATGGATGTTGGCGGTTTGATCATCCCTCCAACCAGCACAGTTACTGCACTCCTGTATGGGTTTGCACACCACCCCAATGAGATGGCCAAAGAGTTCTACTTCTGGCGAGTATGCGACGAACTGTGGAACAAGAATCCCGACCTGCCTGAGCCATTGATGGAGCCTCACCCTTGGGCGAAACGCATGATTCGCGAGGCAATTCGAAACCAATACCTTGCGATTGGTGGGTCGAAGTCGTCGGGCAAATCCCACACAATGGCTGCGTGGGGCATCGTCAACTGGTTGTCTCAGCCTGCCGACACCCTGATCCTGATGACCTCCACTACTCTGCGGGAGGCGCGTAAACGGATTTGGGGTTCGGCCATCGACTTGCTTGCCCCTATCGAAGACTCTGTCCCCATTAAGATTCGTGATTCGATCGGCAACGCTGCGTACGTAAACGAAAACGGAACGCTGTTCGAACGAGCAGGACTGTCGCTGATTGCGGCTGAGAAGTCGAAAACCCGCGAGGCTATCGGCAAGTTTATCGGTATCAAGCAGAAACGGGTCATCGTAATTGGCGACGAGCTTTCGGAACTTTCCGAATCAATCTTGCAGGCTGGTCTCCAGAACTTGTCGGCCAACCCTTACTTTCAACTGATTGGTATGTCCAACCCCGCCTCTCGCTTCGATGCGTTTGGGGTCTGGTCGGAGCCGAAGAAAGGCTGGGACAGCATCGACCCGATGATTGCCGACGAGTGGGAGACGAAATACGACGGCAAGTATATACGTCTCGACGGCGAGCGAAGTCCGAACGTGCTAGCGGGCGAGGACAAATACCCATTTCTGATCCGCATCAACACCATTGAGAAAGACAAAATCCATCTCGGCCCTGAGTCGCGAGGATATATGCGAATGGTGAGGGCGGTATTCTTCGATTCAGACGAGGAATCAGGGATCTTTAGTGAACCCGACCTCGCCAAGAGCGGTGCAATGGGAACCGTTGAATGGGCGTCCGCACCGACGCGCGTGGCGGGGCTTGACCCCTCGTTCACGAATGGTGGCGACCGTACTATAGTCTATACCGCTGACGTCGGCTACGCCAAGAACGGGCACTACGTCTGCCAGTTCATCGACTACAAGCACCTAATGGATGACGCCAACGATGCGGTTCCCCGCACCTACCAAATCGTTAAGCAGGTTATTGACTATTGTCGTAAGCACAAGGTTGAGCCGTCTAATCTGGCTGTCGATAGCACTGGAGCAGGTGCGCCGTTTTGTGACGTACTGGCAGGTGAGTGGTCGACTGACATTCTGCGAGTATCGTTCGGCAGTAAGGCTTCAGAGAAGCGGGTCAGCTCGACTAGCCACATGACGGGCGTAGACCTGTACGCTAATCGTGTATCTGAACTCTGGTTCGTGGGTAAGGAACTGATGAGAACAAAACAGGTGTTCGGGATATGCGCGGAACTAGCGCAGGAGATATGCGCCCGCAGTTACGACATGGTGAAAAGTGGTTCCTTAAAAGTGCGCGTTGAACCAAAACCCGACTACAAAGCACGAATGGGTAAGTCTCCCGACTTGGCGGACGCCGCATTTCTGGCCCTCGATGCAGCGCGCCAACGTATGGGACTCGTGTCTGTCGAACCACCAAAAGAGGATCAGGGTACAGGGTTCAAGCGTCGTACCTCGATTCGATCAATGCGTCGATCGTTGCAAAACCCTGACGCTGAGTTACTTGGCTAATTCGAGAAATCGCGAGGCTACAATAAAAAGTTTCCTTAAGACTATATAGTGCTGCATTACTGTAATGCGGCACTACATAGTGTCACATAAGAGTTTTTTCTAACCATTCCTACCCATTGAACGAGATGTAAATTTTTGACGTAGTCCTTAGAAAAATTCGGAATCTTAGAGTGCTTGCAATTTTTTCAGATAAGGGATAATCTACCAGCATGGCTGTAGCAAACAACTTAATGAATATGCGCGACCAGATGGTGGGTCGCTATCAGAATCTGCCCACAGTGCAAAAGAAAGCCCTACAGGGAGGGGCCAATAAGTACTTTGGGGGAGGCCAGAACGAGGGAGATGATGAGGAGTTCAACCCAATTAACGCCATAGGGGATGCTGTCAAAAAATTAAACTCTGTGAATGATGAGGCTAACTCGTGGCAATACGCCAATGAGAAAGAAAAAGCCGAAACGAGAGAGGATCTCCGTAAGATGGCTTCTGAAGCATACGAGGCCGCTACTCCTGAACAGAGAACCCAAAACAAAGACTTTATTACCGCTGCGGCACTTTCTCTTAACCCGCCCGCTACACCTTCTTCTATTGCAGCCTCCGACCCTACTAGCCAACTTGACTCTCAGCCTACTAGCCAACCTACCCCTCAGACCAGTAGTATTGATTCCCAGCAAGCTGCCCGTAACGTGATGCTCGCCCGTCAATCTGGTAGCGGGTTGGCTGCGTATGACGCCATGCAAGACCCTAATTACGTGTTGGGTAGCGGTAGCTCACTTAGACAGAGGCGTCGCATTGGCACTCAATCTGGTGACATGCGTCGCGAAGCCCGCCGCCTCCGTAAGCAAGGTTACACAAAAGCCGCAGAGCGGATGGCTTTGGGTGCAGCGGAACAGAAACTAGGTGAGGGTTCCGCCATCCGCACACAGGGCGATATTACTTCTCAGATGCAGGACCAATCACGAATGAGAAACCAGCTCGGTCAAATCGAAGGGTTGAATCAGCGGATGATCGAATATCAAAACCGATTACTAGATCGCCGCATGAGACAACTCGACGAAGATGACGAGGATGATGGACCATCTTACACATTATTGAATGAATGATTGATTACGCTGACATCTCTTCTCTGAAGGGGCAGTACTTTGGCCTTAACGCTCCGACGTCGGCCATTGCTCCTTTACAACAGCAAATGATTAAGCAGCAATCGATGATGCTGCAATCTCAGTCGCAGGAACTTGCGTTTCAGCGGCAGAAGCAGGATTACGACAATGCTAAGCGGCGCGCTCGACTAGAGGCTGACAGCCTTGCGATGATCCCTGAGCTGAATAAACGTCTGGAAGTTTTCGACGACCCGAATATGTCCACTGAAGATCTCGCCGCTCAGATCGGAGAGATTACAATGGAGATGGCTCCGTTGGCCGTTTACAGCCCACAAATGGAATCCGTCCTGAAATCCGCTCAATCTCGCGTCGATTCCCAAATGCAGCAAGATTACCGTCAGTCTCAGCGAGAGTCCCGCGAAGAGCAACGTCGACTCGGCTTGATGTCGTCGGCAGCGCAGATAGGCGACGTAGAAACAATCCAAAAACTTGCTGAGGCAGGCGGGATAGACGAAACGGAGCAGGCATATATGGATGTCGCAGGCACTTATCGCCAGCGCGCACAAGACAAAGCGCAGAAGGAGTCCGCAAAAGAGCAGGACGCACAAAAAGAGTCCGCCCGTAAAGAAATGTACGGCGTCTACAGCAATATCGAGAAGAACCTACTTGGCCTTAAAACTGTTGATGACGAAGAGATTGGTGAAATAACTATCTCAGGCAGTGATAAAGCACCTAAAGTGGGTACTGCTGGTAAGCCTTTGGAGTTCGACAAACAGTCCAAACAAGAGCTTTTCGAAACTCTCTACAGACTCGCACCTAAATTAAAGGGGGAGATCGAAGACAAAGAAGATTCAGACTTGTACTCACTAGCTCTTCGCCTTACTAATGAGGGCTTGACAGCCCTTAAACCAAAAGCTGCACAAGATATTTCCGTTTCCTCTGTTGTTAATGCATGGGGAGAATAACCTAAACCATACACATATTATCAGCTATGTCTGAAGTCGACCGCTTGATGGACCTTGCAACGGGTCCCGCCAAACCCGCAGTTCAATTCGATTCCTATTCCGTCTGGGCCGACAGCCAATCAGATGACGCTGACGTCTCTGCTTTTCACACGGGGTATGCAGACTATCTCCGTGAGGAACACATTAAGGCAAAAGCCTACGACTCTGCCGTCGAGCAAGACATTCTGAAAGGGATGTATGGGTCTCTCGTGAAAGACGGGCGTTTGCAAGAAGGCGACTTAGAAGGTTTTGAAAAGCTGAACGCTGCACCAGAAATGGGCTTTGATAGGCGCGCTGACTTTTTCCTTTCGTCGGTGGAATTCGACAAGGACGAGAACAGCGACTACCGCAAAGTTCAAAGGTACGCTAATCATCGCGACCAAATTGCTAGGGGCGAGTTAAAAATAATGGGGGAGGTTTCGGAAGATCAAACCAATCTTCTGGAACAGCGTCGCCTTGAAGCTGAAGACGTCATGTCGCGTCACGGGGACGACGATCTAAGACGCCTCGCAGTGAAGAATGGCGAGTTGGCTTTTGCATCTGTCCTGAATGACAAGGGGCAACGTGTCGTCATCGCAGGTGACCGCGCATTAGAGACAGACCTACTGACGGGACTCAAGCAGTCAAAAACAGGGGGCGTTACTTTGTCCGATGCGCTTGGCGCACAAGCTGAGCTGGAAACTCCTGAAGGTTTCTCTCTTCCCCGATTCCAACTTCGGCGAGTTCACGAGGCTGCTACTGGGCTTGAAGAACTGGTTAAACAAGACGCTTTCTTACAAACACAGGTCGCGGGCCATGCTCAGAAAATGGCTAAAATGGAGTATGACGATGGAGACAAATTGTCTTGGGGGATGGATCAGTTCGGACAAACTGCGACCGATATCTTTGGTCGGTTGTTGGGTATTGCTGGAACTGAGGAGAATAAAATTGAGCGAGAAGCTCAGCAGCGCGCGGAGCAAACTGATGTTCGTCAGGTCGTTCGATCCCTCGTTAAACGATTGAACGCCTCTGGCGAAAGCGACTTCACGCAGGAGGAAGTCATGAAAGCCTACACGCAGGTCGTTCTAAATGACGCCACTGCCAGCGGGCGGTTTGAGTTCCACGACGGAGATGACGAAGTTGGTAAGAACATTCGCACCTTCGGTTACGGCGCGCCTTCAGTTCACCCTGCCGCTATGGCGAATGAGGACACCTTCAATAAGATGCTCGCAGCTCGCGACGACATTAGCGATTCTGTTAAAGACAATCTTCGCGCTAACCGAAAAGCCTACCTTACTGACTCCTTTGACGACACGAGCAACCTGTTGGGACGTTCTGGCGTAGCTGACGACTGGCACGAGGCCCTGATCGAAGGACGCCGACAAGGTAAAAAGAACTATGAAATTCTTGATGGTTTCTTAGCTGATGAGAAAAATTTCAGTGCCTTTAGTGAACGGGCGAAAGGGGTTGCTTGGTCTCTTTGGGACGCAGGCGCGCAGCTAGTAGCAGCCGTACCCGCAGCAATGGGAGCCGACTGGGCCCAAGATACGCTGGTAGCCAGCGCACAAAGAAATTCTGACCGCCGTCAGGTCGCTCAGCTTTTCGGCGAAGACTTTGGGTTCGGGCAGGATATCGCTGAAACTATTGCTCCGATGCTGACAGACGTGGCAGCTACTGCCGCCCTAGCAGCGGTGACCGCTAAAGCGGGTGGTGTCGGTGCTGTGGCGTATCAAGCAGGAAAACAGGGCG